AGTAAATGAAAATGTAAACATTTACAACCCAGCTCACAAAAAGGTTTACAAAAAGAATGACATGATTGAATATGATCATGAAAATATTCTTATTGAAAATGTAAAACTGGTTAAAATACTTTGTGGAGACCCATCAGATAATATCTATGGAATTAAAAACTTAGGAATTAAGAGATTAATCTCACTTTTTCCTGAGATGCAAACTCGTCACCTAAGTTTAGAAGAGGTAAGGAATCAAGGTAATTTAATATTTGAAGCAGATAAGCATAATAAGTTAATCGCTAATTTTCTTACCGGGGTAACTAAGTTAGGGGTATACGGTGATGAGTTTTTTGATATCAATAACAGAATGGTATGTCTTGATGATCCTATATTAACCGATGAAGCTAAAGAGGGGGTTAAATCTCTAATAATCGACAGACTTGATTCCGATGGTCGTTCTTATAAAAACGCAATGAAAATGATGACAGAAGATGGAATTTTCACAGTTCTACCTAAAAGTGATGATGCCTGGATTAAATTCCTAAACCCATTCCTCAGATTAACAACAAAAGAAAAAAATAAAACCATAATTAAATTTAAAATTAAATAAAAACTAAGACTTATGAACATTCAAGAACAAAACAAGTTTGAATTTTTACTTACACTAGACGGCAATATCATCTGCCAAAGATTTTTTAACGTTAGGGATTTTAATCCTGTGACCAGAAAATCTATGGAATTGCATTATGAAGTAAAAAATATTTGTGAAGAAATTTCGGAAGATTTAAAAATAAAAAGTTCCGAATACCTAATCGAAAATCAAGGATTTTTTATGAATAATGACTTTGTGGAAGATCCAAAAGAAGCAGAAGAACAATACTTTTTGCTGCAAATTAAGCAAGGTGACGATGTATTTATTCAAAGAATATTTGCAGCACATTACTATCATCCAAAGGTTAGATATGCTGTAGATATTCGACCAAAATTAAGAAGAATTTTGGCAGATTTAACTGAAGTTTTGTCATATGGTAATCCAGAAACGACATATCTTCAGTATCAACTTTAATTTATTTTATAATTTTATAATATTATGACCGAAAAAAACTTTGGCCATTTAGGGCACACGTATCAAATATCTTTATTAAAGACTATAATAGAAGACCGTAAATTCGGTGAATCTATTGTTGAGGTCATAGATCAAAACTACTTTGATAATAATGGTTTTAAATTTATAATGCAAAATATTAAGGAGTGTTATGAGAAGTATCAAACACTCCCTTCTTACTCTGCATTAGAACAAAAGATCCTTTCTGAGAGTGTTTCAGATACCGCTAGAACGGCATTTATTGACACTATAAAGAATATACAAGATCATGTTATTGATCAGGGTGGGGTTCCTCTTATTAAGGATAAGGCAATGAACTTTTGTAAGCAACAAGTTCTAAAAAAAACTATTAAAAAAATAGAGGAGATCACCGCTAAAGGTGAATTTGAAGAATACCACAAAATCGAAAAGTTAATTCAGGACGCCTTACAAGTTGGGGCTACTGATAATGATGTTGTGGATATCTTTGAAAGTATTAGCTTGGCTTTACAAGCGGATAATAGAAGACCAATACCAACAGGTGTTGTCGGTATTGACAATTTGTTAGATGGCGGTTTAGGTAGAGGCGAATTGGGGGTAGTTTTAGCACCAACTGGTACAGGTAAAACAACATTATTGACCAAGTTTTCAAATGAGGCATTTAACCAAGGTTACAATGTTGTTCAAATTTTCTTTGAGGATAATGTTAATAACATTAAACGAAAACATTTTACTATTTGGACTGGAATTACACCGAAAGAGCAACCACTTCAGGCAGAAGAAGTTGAAAGAATGGTTACAGAAAGAAAAAGATCATCTTCTGGTGAATTAAGATTATTAAAGATACCTAGTGATTCAGTTACTGTTTCTGAAATAAAATCTAAATTAAGGAAGATGCAAGCTGATGGTTTTCGAATAGATTTAGTAACTTTGGACTATGTTGATTGTATTTCTCCAGAAAAGACAAACTACAATGAGGAATGGAAAGGAGATGGTGCAATCATGAGACAACTTGAATCTATGACATCTGAATTTGATATTGCGATATGGACTGCGACACAAGGTAATAGAGATTCTATTAAGAGTGAGGTAGTAACCACAGATCAAATGGGTGGATCAATTAAGAAGGCTCAAATTGGTCACGTTGTATTGTCTATTGGTAAAACGCTTGAACAAAAGGAAATGAATTTAGCAACACTTACTTTATTGAAGTCTAGAATTGGTAGAGATGGTGTTGTGTTTAATAATTGTAAATTCAATAATGAATTCCTTGAAATTGATGTGGATCATCAAAACACATTACTTGGTTTCAAAGTAGATCAACAAGAAGAAGCAAAACAACGTAAGAACAAGGCTTACAACGAGTATCTAGAACAAAAAGAATTACTTAATAAATAAAAACAACAATTATGACCGAGAAGATTTTAGTAGACAATCCCGGACGTTTCGTCCTTTTCCCCATTCAGCACCATGATTTATGGAGATTATTTAAACAACAAGAAGCATGTTTTTGGACCGCCGAAGAGATCGATCTTGGACAAGATGTTTATGATTGGGATAATAAATTAAATGCTGACGAGCAGCATTTTGTAAAACATGTTTTAGCATTTTTTGCAGCATCAGATGGTATAGTAAATGAGAACTTAGCAATGAACTTTGTTAATGAAGTTCAGTATACTGAGGCTAAATTTTTCTATGGTTTTCAGATTATGATGGAAAACATCCACAGTGAAACTTATTCTTTATTAATTGACACATATATCAAAGACAAAGAAGAACAAAATAAATTATTTAATGCAATAGAGACAATCCCTGCAATTAAAAAGAAAGCAGACTGGGCAATTAAATGGATTAACTCAGAATCATTTGTTGATAGATTAGTTGCTTTTGCCGCTGTAGAAGGTATTTTCTTTTCTGGTTCATTCTGTTCTATTTTCTGGTTAAAGAAAAGAGGATTAATGCCAGGTTTAACTTTCTCAAATGAATTAATTTCTCGTGATGAAGGTATGCACTGTGATTATGCTTGTCATTTATTTAACAATCATATTGAAAATAAAATATCAGAAAAAAGGATTAAAGAAATTATCTGTGGTGCATTAGAAATTGAAAAAGAATTTATTCTTGAAGCGTTACCAGTTCGATTAATCGGTATGAATTCTGATTTAATGGCACAGTACTTAGAATTTGTTACAGATAGATTGTTAGTAGCTTTAGGTTGTTCTAAAGTATATAATACTGAAAATCCATTTGACTTCATGCAAAATATTGCATTACAAGGTAAAACAAATTTCTTTGAGAAAAGAGTTGCTGAGTATCAAAAAGCAGGTGTAAATAAAACAACAGAGTCTGAAGATTTAAACTCAGCATTTGGTGATGTAGATTTCTAAAAAAACAATTGAATAGAAAAATGAAAGTATTAAAAAGGGACGGTACCTTAGAAGAAATGAGATATGATAAGATCACTAAAAGAATTAGTGCTCTTTGTGAAGATTTAAATATGGATTATGTTGATCCAACATTTATAACCTTAAAAGTTACACAAGGGATATATGATGGTATTACAACAAAAGAATTAGATGTGTTAGCGGCAGAAACTGCAGCATCTATGACAACTACACATCCAGATTATGCGAAGTTAGCTGGAAGATTAGCGGTCACTAATTTACATAAAACAACACCCAAAAAATTCTCTCAAGCAATTAAGGAATTGCATTCATTTGTAGAACCAAGAACTGGTAAAGAATCATCATTAATTGATGACAATGTTTACAAGTTTGTTATGGAAAATAAAGAGGTAATTGATGGTGCTATTGTTTTTAATAGAGATTTTGATTTTGAATATTTTGGTTTCAAAACATTAGAAAGATCATATCTATTAAAGATTGGTGAAAGAGTTGTTGAAAGACCGCAGTACATGTACATGAGAGTTGCTGTTGGTATTTGTGCTGGTGATGTACAAATGGCTTTGAGAATCTATGATGATTTATCACAACATTTTTATACTCACGCAACACCAACATTATTTAATGCTGGTACTCGTAGGGCACAAATGTCATCTTGTTTCTTAATTGGAAATAAAGGTGATGATATTGATGGATTATTTGATACCATTAAAGACGTTGCAAAGATTTCTAAATGGGCCGGTGGTATTGGTTTACACGTTCATGATGTAAGAGCTAAAGGTGCATATATTAAAGGAACTGGTGGTATGTCTGACGGACTATTACCAATGATGAAAACTTATAATGAAGTTGCCCGTTGGATTAATCAAGGAGGTAAAAGAAAAGGTTCTTTTGCTATCTATCTAGAGCCATGGCATGCTGATGTTTTTGAATTTATTGATTTAAGAAAAAATCATGGTAAAGAGGAAATGCGTGCAAGAGATTTATTCTTAGCTATGTGGACACCAGATTTATTTATGCAACGTGTTGAACAAGATGGTGATTGGTCATTATTCTCACCAGACGAAGCACCAGGTTTATCTGATGCATATGATAGTCCAGAAGATAAAGCATTCACTAGATTATATGAATCTTATGAACAACAAGGTTTAGCTAGAAAAACAGTTAAGGCTAGAAAGTTAATGGACGCTATATTAACAGCACAGATTGAAACTGGAACACCTTATATGTTATATAAAGATCCGGCTAACTATAAATCAAATCAAAAGAATTTAGGTACAATCAAGTCTTCAAACTTATGTACTGAAATTATTGAATATAGTTCACCAACTGAACAAGCAGTATGTAATTTAGCATCTATAGCATTACCAAAATATATTCTTGATGGTGAATTCAGTCATGATATGTTATATGAGTACACATATCAAGTAGTAAAAAACTTGAATAATGTTATTAATTTAAATTTCTACCCAACTGAAGAAACTAAAAATTCTAATTTTAAACACAGGCCAATTGGTTTAGGTGTTCAAGGTTTAGCTGATGTATTCTGTATGTTAGGATTACCATTTGAATCAGAAGAAGCTGATAAATTGCAAACGGATATTTTCGAAACAATTTATTTTGCTGCAATGACATCATCAAATGATTTATCAAAAGAATATGGCCCATATGAATCTATTGTTGGTTCACCAATTGAGAAAGGCATTTTCCAATTTGAAATGTGGGGATTAACAGATAAAGATTTATCAGGTAGATGGGATTGGAAAAAATTAAGAAAAGAGGTTGTTAATAACGGTGTTAGAAATTCATTATTGATTGCACCAATGCCAACAGCATCAACCGCACAGATTCTTGGTAACAATGAAGCGTTTGAGCCATTTACAACCAACATGTATTCAAGAAGAACATTAGGTGGAGAGTTCGTTGTTGTTAACAAACACTTGGTTAATGAGTTATTAAAGTTGAATTTATGGAATGATGAACTTAAAAAGAAGCTAATCATGGAAAACGGTTCAATTCAAAATATACCAGAAATACCTGTTGAAATCAAAGAAGTGTATAAAACTGTTTGGGAAATGTCTCAGAAGAGGATTTTACAAATGGCTGCAAATAGAAGTGTATTTATTGATCAGTCACAATCATTGAACCTATTCATTGATAATGCAACAAAACCAAAACTATTAGCTGCACACTTATTTGGTTGGAAACTTGGTTTAAAAACAGGTATGTATTACTTAAGAACACGTTCTGCGGTAGATCCTATAAAAGGATTAGGTCTTGATACATCTGTAAGTAAACCAGCTGAAACACAACAGCAATCAGTTACATATCAGACAACACAAAAATCTATAATAAGTGAAGAGACCCCAGAGCTTGTAATGACCAGCGAAAGACCAATGGATTCTCCGTTTGAATGTGAGGGTTGTGGTTCATAAGTTAATGGGTGGCTCCCTCAAAGCGTAGCTGTCGTTGAGGCGTACCTTAAGCATCCAGGACTTGTGAATACAGGGGGCGAATACCAAGTCACTATTTTGCGA